CCTCGTCGTCATCCTCGTCGGTGGTTTCCTTCGCGTCCTCCTCAGCGGAGTCGAAGGCGGCGGTGATATAGGCCTCGGACTTGCCGGCCCAGTCGCGAGTGGGCTTGAGCTGGGTCAACGCAGCGCGCTTGATCTCCAGCGGGGATACCAGGCCCTTGCTGTCGAAGTTCTTCACGATCTTCGCGGCGGAGGCGATGGTGTCCAAGGTCTGTTTGACGCGAACGCCGATGGCAGCGTCGGAGGTGGCCTTTTTGGCCTCTTCCAGCTTCTCCTCGGCTTCGTCCTTGGTGGCTTCGGCCTTGTCGGCGCGTTCATTGGCTTCGTCGAGGGACTTCATGAGCTTTGCAATGCCGTCCTCGACGATCACTGCCTGCTCTTCGTCCAGCACGACGGAGAGGGTTTTGTTGGAGTCCAGAAAGAGCTTCCGGGTCGCCATGGTTGGGATACCTTTCGGTTTGTGGTCAAAAATACGGGCGACCTTTCCGGCCCGTGCTGCCTCTACAACCGCCATGTGGTTGTTCAGGATGGTGCGCTGGGTGTACTCGTAGGACTGGCCGTCTGGCGCAACGCCGGGCTCTTCCGCGTATTCAGCGGTGTAGCCAGGCGAGAGCTCGGCCTTGCCCGACTCGATGTCGTCGATGGCCGACTGATCCTTGATAATCATGTCGACGACGAGGTTCTCGCCGTCCTGCTCAACGCCGCGAACGTGGCCGACGGAGACCTCGCGGAAGGTGGTCGAGTCGACCAGGTCTTCGGGATGGTCGTTGGTCACATCCTTATCGACGTACGTGGCCATCGACTCAGGGTTGAACAGCTCCTCGGCGGGCTTGTAGACGTTCACGATGCGGGCCGGGCCCGGCAGGTCCAGTTCAGTCGAAACGTACTGGTAAACCCCCGTGCGGGCCGCAATGCCCTTAACGCAGAGGTAACCCTCAGGCGTGCGAGTGCGCGACGTCGGCGTGAAGGCCGCGTCGATGGTCATTCTTTTCATGTGCTACCCGTTCTTGTCGGGGAAGTAGTTCACGCCGGGTATCAGGGAGATCCCTACGCACCGGCAGAGCGGGTGGTGCTTGCCCGGATGCAGGTTGGTCACGCCGCGCCAGGTAGCGCCCTCGGAAACCTTGTAAACGCCAGGGCCATAGCCGATGTCCTGCTTGGCGATGCCGTAGCAGCTGATCTTGGCGTTGGGGTACTTGCCGCCGGGGTCACCAGAGACACGCTGGTCGTTGGCTGTCTCGACGCGGTAGAACTCGATGCCGGCCGCTGCCTGCCGCTGGCGGGTCAGGTCACTGTTCAGCTGCGACACCTGGTCCCGGGCGATGAGCTTGGCCCGTCGGGAGCTGACACCGGTCTGTTCCTGAATCTGCTTGGCGATGGCCGTAGGAGCGAGGCCGCTCTTCATGCCGCCCAGCACGATCGTCTCGACCCGCTGGAAGTACTCGGCGGGGATGGACTTGATCAGGTTGACGTTCTCGGCGGTCGAGGCTTCGAGGTAGTCGACCATGCCCTTGGGCTTGGTAATCAGCTCGAAGTCCACGCCCACGGCCCGGTTGACCGACTTGCGGAAGTCATCGGCGTTGTCGGCTTCGGCCCGGCTGATGGTGCCGGCCGCTACCCTACGGGCCTGTTGATCGAATAGGCTGGTTGTGAACGTCGACGACACCCGGCGTATCACGGCAAGGATTTCGTCAGTCCAGCCATCCAAGGTGATCTGGCTGTCGGCCGTATATTGCGGCTTGAGCCGGGCAAGCTCGGGGCCAAGGACTGCATACAGCTGCTGCGACATGGTGCGGACCAGCTGGTTGAGGCTTCCACGGTAGAACCGCTCAGCGTCACCGCTGGGCCGTACCGGATCAGGCTCCCGGGGTTTTCTCTTTCTCGCCAGCAGAGTCTTGTTTATCGCCGCCAGGGCCTCCAATGGTGAAGGCGTCGAGGTCCTCTTCGCTGCCAAGGCCATTGTCTTCGTCCTTCTCACGCTGCTCTTGGGCGGCGATCTGCTCGTCGGTGATGGCGTATCTGCCCTTGGCCTGAGCGCGGCGCATGGCATGGCTCGGGCGAATGATGCGGCTCTCGATGTTGAGCTGGTCGGCCTGGGCGTCTGCCAGATCTTCCTGAGCCTCTTCCACGCTCGACTTCTGGTAGAGCGGATTCCACTCGAACTCGATGTCTTCGGGGTATGTGCCAAGGGCGGAGCGGATCATTACCTCATCCAGGCGCTCAAGGTCTCGGCGCATCTGGCCGTCCTGCTTGCCCTTGATGGTGCCGTGGTAAGTCTTGAGGTCGCCGTCGCCGGTCGAGTTCAGGCCGGCAGCTGACTGCCCCCAAAGCTCGGTCACCGGCATCTCGGCAGCCCCAGCAGTCCACACCATGAATTGCTCCATGATCTGGCTCAGGCCGGAGAATGCGATGCTCTTGCGGTCATAGACCTCGTTGTCCTGATCCAGCAGGCCCAGGTTGATGATCCCCTTAAGCATGCCGAACAGCCGGTAGCGCTCGGTGATCTGGTCGCACTGTGCGCTGGTCAGGGCCGCCTGCAGACCTTTTACCGCGATGGTGTCGACGTTCGCCTCAAGCACCAGGGAGGCAATACCGCCCTTGGTGGCCACCACATCGCGCAGATCTTCCATGCAGCGGCGCAGGCGGCTATCACCCCAGCCCTGTTCGAACTGAGCCATGCGGCGCGGTAAGCGGGCACCAGTGCGGCGGATGACGTGCGAGTAGTGGATCGGCTGCTGGCCGTTCACTACCGTGTACACCTCAGGCAGCATCCAGTTGGGCGCCAGAGGGTCAGTGAAGTTGAACCGGCTCGGCTGGATGTCCCAGCGGTCGAACACGACGATGTTCTTCAGCCCGCCCTTCTTCACCTTGTCCAGGTTGAGCGGCTTGCTCAGGTCCTGGCCGGTGATCATCAGCATAGCCGCGCCGCCATAGAGGTCAGCCCAGCAGCACGCATCCAGGTACTTCTGCTGCACACCCAGCCGGCGCTCTTCAGCAGCGATCTTGCTCGCGTCCTTCCCGCTGAACTTGCGCCACTCACGCAGGGCATCTTCGTTGGGCTTGTCCACGATGCGCCGGGCCAGCCAGTTGGACTGGTAGGCCGCTTCCAACTCATACGGCGTGACGAACTGGAACCCGAACCGGTTGTGGGTGCGCTTGTCGCGGTTGGTGCCGATGTTGGCTACCAGGTTGGAAAGACTGTCCGATGTGACAATCCCGCCAGATGGCACTTGAATTCGCGGTTTTGATGTGGTCACAGATTTTTCTCCGCGCCACGAAATGGCACTTCATGATTTTGTGGCGCGGCTATTTGCTCTTGCTGCGCTGGATCTGCGCATCGACCTGGTCAGCGCAAGTGTCGAGCAGGTTGATGGCCCGATCCTTCAGCGCCCACAGGTCGCCGTTCAGGCGCAGGTCTTCGTCATCGCCTACCCGCTCGCACGGGACCATCTCAGGGGGCTCGAGCCGCACCGCTGTTGTCTTTACCGCTACCGGCTGAGGCTTTGCCGCGCAGGCCGTCAGGAAGAGGCTGAGCAGCCCAGTCACGAACAGGTTTGCTGTTGCGCTTGAGGTCTTCAAAGTTCTTCTCCGCCTTACGCGCTTTCGCCTTGCTGGCCTCCAGGCGCTTGTTCAGGTCCTTGAGGTAGTCGGCGTTGCGCTGGGCTTCGGCCCGCAGGGTGGTGATGGTGGCCTGACTCTCGGCATTCGCGTCGACGGCCTTTTTCTTCTCGCCGACTTCAAATGCCACCTCCCCGCGCAGGGCGACGACGCGGTATTGCTGGATACCGACGAGCAGGAGCGCAACCAGGGCGACGATCAGTGCGGCGGCGATGGCTTTCATGCGGCATCCACCTTGCGACCCAGGAAGCGGGTCACCAGCTCGCGGATGGCGGTCACGCCGAGGAAACCGATCGTACCCCCCGCGGCCACCGATAGACTGGGCGGCCAGCTCATCCACTCGATCAGGCTGGACGCAACCAGGCTAAGCGACCCACAGATCAGCGACTCGAAGATGATCCGGCGCTTACTGGTTTCTTTGGCGTCGTAGAGGACGCGCAGTAGGGAGACTGTGACGGCCATTATTGCGCCCTGCCATAGCGGGTTCGAAAGGGCCAACCAGATCTGCGCCCACGTGTCCGGGTTCTTGTCAGGCATGGGGATAATCCGGCTTTCGTCCCTTTCGGGGTTGAACGATGACAGCCCCGCTGGGTGCGAGGCATCGAATGCACAAATAACACATAAGTGTTTACACAACACACTTATGTTTATACAATGAGCCCATCAACACACAACGGAGGGTTGATGAAGTACAGCGAGTTCAGGAGATGGCTGGAGGCCCAAGGGGTCGAGTTCTCGAAGTCAGCCAACGGCAGCCACTTCAAGATTCGCTACAAGGACCGCCAGACGATCTTCCCAAGCCACGGATCCAAGGAGATTGGTGAAGGGCTCAGGAAGGAAATCATCAAGCAACTGGGCCTCAAATGAGGCCCCACCACCCTGAACAGACGTCCAGTCAGCCCCATGAGAGGAAACATGTACGACTACAAAATCGTGGCTCACGAGGAAAACGATCACTTCTGGTCGTCTTGCCCAGACATTCCAGAGGCACACAGCGTTGGCGATAGCCTGGAAGAGCTACTTGCGAATGCGGTAGACGGGCTCACCCTGGCGCTGTCGATCTACGTGGACCAGAAGCGGGCGATTCCACCTGCCACCGAAGCCGGCGATCACATCGTCCGGCTTTCTGGCGTCACGGTCGCAAAAATCGCACTCTGGAATGAACTGGTCCGCTCCGGCAAGACCCGGGCTGACCTCGCTTCGATGCTGGGCGTATCACCCACCGCAGCCGGGCGCCTGGTCGACTTCGAGCACACCTCGAAACTCGAAAGCCTGGAAGAAGCTCTGGCTAAGTTCGGAGTTCGACTCCAAGTGATACCTACTGCGCTGCAGGCTGCTTGATCGCGCACCCAAGGGGTCGGCAATCTCACCGGCCCTCTTGAGTCCCTCATCGGGATCGAGTAGGGTGAGGGA